TTTGCAGTAAAAATATTTTGAAGAGGGTTTATTCCCTCTGTAATTCTCTGCTCATAACCATTTCCAAAAGTTGTAACACGAGTTCTTGCTGAAGTTTGTCTCGTAAAACCTTTATCTGGTATTACGTCTATACCTGATGTTGAAAATCCTACTGCCATTATGCTACTCCATACGGATTAAGTATTCCGCCCGAACGTTTCTGATTTTGTAGTTCTTTTTGTACTGCTCTTGCAATCATATTTCCTATGTTTCCTGCATCTTGGGAGCTTTGCTCACTATTTGAAGAAGCATTTCCTTGACTATCTATAGAAACATTTACCACTACATTGTTATTTTGTCCTGCTCCACTCATATTTACAGGAATTGCTTTTCCATCGGGTAAGGGCACCACAGCTTCATTGTATCTACCTTCTCCTATCATTGCCATTGTAGGTCTTGTAACAAGACCTCCACTTGCATATCCTCTCACACCTCCGTTTACAATTCCTCCGTTTGCCAAACCAAAACCAAAAAATGTTTTTGCAGCATTGAATCCATCTCTTACCCACTTATATCCTGATTCTAACTGTCCGAGAAGGCCACTGCCAGGAATTAGACTTTTAATACCAGCAGGCACTGGAGCACCTCCTGCAAAATCAGGTACATTAGATAAGTAATTACTAGAAGAAAATCCTCCTACTGCTGAGGTTATTCCATTATACATTGCTTCAGCTGCATAAGTTCCTGCTTCTATCATTGCGGTTCCAAGTATTTCAGCTTGTTTTGTAGCAATAGTTAAAGGATCAGTACCCATTATAAAGTTTGTAAGCTGTTTTGCCATTGTGTCAGCAACAGCATTAAGCATCCCTTTAGCAATACTTAACATAGCATCTTTTATACTGCTTTCTTCACCTTTAATTATAGACGCTAGATTTGTTTGTAGCCCGGACTCTAATGCTTGGTTTGCAGCATCAAAAACTTGCATATTTGTATCTGCTGCTCTTTCAGCTTCTTGCGTTCTTAATTTTGCTTGCTCTAATAATTTTTCGGAATTAAGTAACTCTCTTTGCTGAGCTGCATCTACAGTTGCCCCCTCCAGCATAGCTAAGTCTGCGGCTAGTTTTTTAATCTCATATACTCTTTGTGCATTTGCTTGTTCTGCTTGAGCTCTTTGTAATGCAATATCTAACTGTATAAATTCTCTTGCTCCTGAAGTTTTTCCGAGACTTTGCCTAGCTGATGCAATCTCTATATCTAATAGCGAGTTTTTTAAGTCTAATTGAGCAGTATTTAAGCTTTCTAATAACTCTTTAAATGCTTGGGCTTTATCAATATTTGCTGTCATTGTGTCTACCCATACTTTACCGTAAGTTTCTGTAAGTTCTGTAAGCTTAGTGGGGTCTAGCTCTTCGTAGAATTCTTGATAAGCTACTTGAAAGCTATTTATTTGAGCAATTTGACTTTCATAAGCAGTTCGTGGTGCAAGCAAGTTATTTGTAATATCTGTTGCAACATCCTGAAAGTCTTTTTGGGTTCTTCTTAAAAGCGCGGTTTCTGTATTAAAATTCTGCATTGCTTTACCAGCAGCTTCCACAGCTTCTACTAACTGTCTAAATCCTTCCGGACCCATTTCTACCCACTCTCCTGCGGTAAGTGTGGTTATTTCTTTTAATTGTTTAGCATATTCTCTAATTGGTAAAGCTGCAGAGTCTAAACCTCCTTCTACATTTTCTATCCCAGCTAAAATATCCTCATACTGCATTAATATATTTGACAGTCCTTTGGTAGTATCTGATAATTCGCCTTCGTTTTCTGCTAAGTAACTAATTAGAGCTTTACCGGTAGTCGCCTCTTCAACTTGTTTTTTAACATTCTCAATACCTTCAGCAGTACTTACATATTGATAAGCCTTTATAGCTTTTTCATTAAAATCGTCTCTAGTTTTGTCTATATCTTTACTTAAATCTGCTGCAAAAACAGCGGCTAATCGCTCATTTTTAACTAAATCTGTAAATCCTTGACTAACAGAAACAATTCGTGCAGATAGATTATCAAAATAACTTAAAAAATCTCCGGACTTATTTAAAAGTCTTTCTTGCTGATAGTTAAAGTTTTTAAATTCTTCATTTAACGCCTCTGTAGACTCTAAAAATATGGAAGCTGCTCTCTTATTTTTAAGCTGTTCCGCACTTAATTCATCTACTCCTTTCATTGCTTTAAACAAAGAGTATACCAAAGCTCCTAATGCTATTACTATAGTTGCGATATTAAAAGCATTGAGAAGTTTAGTTCCTACCCTTGCAATTCCAGCACCAAATTTTGAAAATTGTCCAGTCGCTTTTACAGCCGTATCTCCAGTCTTCATAATAGCGGCATTTGCTTTTTTCTGTGCTTTTTCAGTTTTTAACGTAGCGGACTGTATACCTAAAAGAGAAAGTTCTAAATCTTTTGCTTGCTTTTTACTTAATCCTAAATCTTTATACTTACCTGCTTGCAAAGCACTTAAAACCCCTGTAGCAGATCTACCAGAGATTTCTTGTCCTGATTGAAGTTTTCCTAAAGCGGAGCCAGCTTTTAACTCTAAACCTTGTAAAGATTTTTGGGCAAGCGCTACAGAGTTACTCATACTGCCTTGAACAGACTGAAATTTCTTTCTTAACTTTTCTGCGCTTTTTACTTGCTTTTCCATTCTAGCACCAAAGGCAGCCATGCCGGTACTTGCTTGTCCGAGAGCAGGAAGCATAGCACCTGTAATAGACCTAATCAAAGGCAAGAAAACTGCTGCAAATAGAAGAGGATTTCTAGCGAACCAGGCTGCTAGAGGGGCGAGATAGTCATTTAGTAATTCTTTTATTCCCCGAACAATATCATCAAAAGCAACAGCTAATTGCTGCCAAGGATTTGGATCAATATTCTCAACAAGTTCAGAATATTTATCATCTACTTGTCGAATAACTTCTAAATAAATTGCTTGGCTTCTTTCTGCATCTGTTAATTTTCTATTTGTTATCCCTAGAGCTGCAGCGTACCTATTACTCGCGGTTTCTAGGCGGAGAATAATACCTAATTCATCTAAGAGTTCCGGCTCACCTTTTGTTACACCTCTTACAAGTCTATTGAAAGAGTCTGTTAAGTCTCTACCAAGAACATCAGAAGTATCCTTTGCTGCTTTTCCTAGTTTTACTACTTGAGCTGTAGACAACCCTGCGGCTACACCTATAGCGCCAGCTTGTGCAGCTTCCTGAAACGCTAACTGACTTTCGGTAGCAAGCTGAAGATTTTTAGTAAGAGAAAGCATTCCCTTACCTGTTGCAGAAGAATAAGCTACTTGACCTTGTTGTAATTTTGCTAAATCACCAGCAGATTTTAAAAAGTTAAATGCTGCAGAAAGAGCAAAAACATTAGCAGCAAGAGTAGCATATGCAGGAACAAGTCCTCCACCTATGCCAGTAGTCATTTTTGCAAAAGCTTTTGTGGTATTTGATGTAGCCCCTGCTACACCTTTTTGCTGTTTTTGAAACTTATTTTGAGATGCTCCAGCATCGTCCAAAGCGGCTCCAAGTTTCTTAGCATTAACAGCAACGCGTTTAGTAGTGCCTTTATCATCAACTACTACATCTATATAAACTGTATTTTTTGCCATTAGCCTTTTACATTATGAGTGAAATTTTTTCCACTGCTTGCTTTTCTTTCTTCTGCTTTTCGTTTTCTTTCAGATTGTTCTGCTTTGTGAGCCATATTTTGGTGCTCAATTAATTTCATAAAATATAATGTTTCTTTTGGATTTTCTACTTCATATGTTTTAAAAATAAAATCTGCAGAGGACCAGTCCTTTCCCATGTACATTCCTGACATTCCGTCCCAAACATCTGAAAGTAAACTATACATAAAAAATGCCACTTGTACCTCAGACGGGAAATCCGACTGAGAAAGCGGCATCTTTTGGGGGTCAGGCTCCTGTCCTAACTGTTCGCAAATTATAAGATACTTATCTAGATCAAAATCAGAGTCTTGCTCTTTTACGTATCTAGCAAGTAACTTCTGAATTTCAGCTACTTGCTCCCAGTAAAATTTTCTAAATCACCTGCTGTTTCTGTAACCCATGTATCAAATCCTGTTGAATTTTTCATCATGGTTTCTGCGTTTGCAGCAGTATAAGTTAATTCATCATCAGGGTCAAATTGAGAAACATCTACCAAAAGAAACTCTTCTAGGTATCGATATTTCAAACCTTTCCACCCTTTAATTACTGCCCCAGTATAATGAGTTATAAATTTTTCTTCATCTAAAACTTCTTCTGGAGTATGAGTCTTTTTATTGAACTTTGTGCTCAAACACTTTTTACGAAGTTTAATTAACTCTTCTCTTGCGAGATAAGTTAAATCAATTTTAAATCCTTTATAACCTGGAAAACTTACTGTTACTGTCTTACTTGGAGTCATTAGACTCTCTAGGGAAACTGGGGTATCACTCATATAAAATCCTTATTTTGTTATTATTTAAAAGAGTAGGGAGGCGAAAACCTCCCTACTTTCATTTTTC